CCAATCAGATAGCCCTGAGTCACCAGGCTGCGCAGCTTCGCGCGGATGCTCTCGATGATGTCGCGGGCCAGCGACGGGTTCAGCGCACCGTCAACGGACCACATCTGCCCTTCAGCCATCGTGTCCATCAGCACCTGCGCGGTGCGGGTGTAACACTCAAACTGAAACAGCGGATCGTCGCTGAGGCAGCGGGAACCCCAGAAGCGGAAGCCGTCTTTACGGATAAGCGTGGTGACGTCGTTCTGGTTCAGCAGGCCCGCATCAGTGGCCGGATCCTGCAGGTCCCAGAAGACGTCTTTTGAAATGCCGGTGACGCCGTTCACGCCGACGTTTGACAGGGACTTGTGCCAGCCGGTCTGCTCGTCGATTTTGGCGCGCAGGCCCAGCGCACGGGCGGTGGCGTAGGCCGTCGCGTCCGCCTTCAGCACGGTGTCAAAGTTGATGAAGTCAGGCCAGATCAGCATCCCTTCACGCTGGCTGAAATTGCTGCGGTAGGCAATCGCCTCTTCAACACTCTTGCAGCCGTAGGCGGACAGGTAGGCGAAGCCGCGCAGGCTCTGTGCCACGCCCAGCAGTTCGGTGGCGACGGCTTTGGTATCGTGGCCGGGCACGCCGAGAATGCGCGGTTTTACGCCGCAGACGGACTGCGCGGCCAGCAGCGCCTTCATGCCGGTGCGCTGACCGTCGGTCACGCCGCCGATAATGTTGGCGGTGGTTTCCGCTTCGGTTTCGCCCTGCGGCACGCGCACGACGACGGTGACGGGTTTGGACTGATCGGCGATGGCGTCCAGTGAGCGCGCCAGCGTGCCGGACTCTCCGGCCTTGCCGCTGGCTGTGAGTACGTCGGTTAACAGCACCGGGCGGTTTAGCGGAAAGGTGGCCGCGTCGGCGTCGTCGCCGGTACAGACCAGCCCGACAATCGCGGTGCTGACGGTGGTGATAGTTCGCGTGCCTTCGTTGATTTCCTCAACGCGCACGCCGTGGTGATAATCCTGTGCCATAGGGCGGTTCTCCTGTGAAGGGGTTCCGCTATGGTCTATGGTCCGCTATGACGGGGCACGCGCTGGCTGTTGTGCGGTGTCTGACACAACAGACGTGCCGTTTTCGCGCAGTTTTTTCTGTTCCGGGGCCGGGATATACCGGTAAATCGTTTTCTCTGACACGTCCAGCACCAGCGACACCTGCAGCAGCGTTGCTCCCTGCGCCAGCATCCGCCGGGCACGTTCCACCGTTTCCGCTGTCATCTTTCGCCGTCTGCCACCGACGCGGCCTTTATCACGCGCGGCGGCCAGCCCGGCGCGGGTGCGCTCTACGATCAGCTCGCGTTCCATTTCCGCCAGGGCGCCCATAACATGAAAGAAAAACCTCCCCATCGGCGTGCTGGTATCGATGCTGTCAGTTAGGCTGCGGAAGTTCACGCCCCGTTCTCTCAGCTCTTCAGTCAGCATGACCAGATGCCGCATACTTCTGCCGAGTCGGTCCAGCTTCCACACGACCAGCGTGTCACCGGGCTGCAGGCAGCGCAGCGCCTTCTTCAGCCCCGGCCTGTCGCTGGTTTTACCGCTTATCCTGTCCTCAAAAATCAGCTCACAATCTGCGCTCTGCAGCGCAATCCGCTGTAAGTCCGTGTTCTGGTCATTTGTTGACACCCTGATATAGCCAATCAGCACGCTGAGTTCTCCGCAAATGGCCGCAAGTGTGCCAGCGCGGCCCGGCGCTGTGCCAGGCGTTTGTTTCTCAGAAACCTCGGTTTGGGCGACGCGGCAAAAAAGACCGTAGGTAATGGCACCGGCCAGCTGCCTGACATGAGTTTCTTCTCAATCGTTAAGAGCGGTAACGGGTACTGCAAATTCCCGAACGGCCTGATCCTGCAATGGGGGAGTGGCACCTTTGCACAGCAGTCAACCACGACTGTTACGCTTCCTGTGTCGTTTCCAAGTGCCGGATTTTCACTTATTGCTAATAAGGGATCTTCAATTCCGTCAAAAGGCGAATACGCAGTAGGTGTGCAATTTCGCGATAAATCATCCTTCTCTCTTACAAACAGCGGCCCGGATACTACTCAGCAGGGCATCTGGTGGATAGCGTTAGGAATTTAAATGAAAAAATATTCGCCTTCGAATAATGCTTTTTATGATACCGCCATTAATCGGGATTTCCCGGAAGATGCGATCAATATTACCGAACAGGCCTGGGCTGATTTACTGTCCGGGCAGGCAAAAGGTATGCTGATTGCCTGCGGGGTTGATCTGCAACCATGTCTGACTGAACAGCCGCTGCCGACAGCAGATGAACTTATCAGCCAGGCAGAAGACAAGCGCAGCAGGCTAAGGGCTGAAGCCGATACAGTCATACAGCCCCTGCAGGATGCGAGCGACTTAGGTATAACGACTGATGATGAGGCAAACCAGCTTATTGCCTGGAAGAAGTACCGCGTCATGCTGATGCGGGTGAGTACGCAAGACGTTAAAAACATCATATGGCCTGACCAGCCAGTGTAAAAGGAACCGAAAAGTTATAAAACTTAGTACGTTTAAATATGGGCCTTTATCGTTATAATTTATTCACCATTGTAAGGTCTGGTGATAATCGTAATGACTTGGATTGAGGTTATTGATTCAGCAGTAAAGATAGGTCTTGGAGCTATGATTAGCGCAGTTGCTGGCTTTTTTATGCTTTCTCGGAATCAAAAGCATGAGATTACTAAGGATGAAGCGTTACATCAGCGCCAAATCGCTGCGGGTAAGAAGGCTCTGTATGTGGATTTCTTAACAACATCAAATGTATTGGTGCAAAAATATAGGGATGAACAATGTAGAGCAGATGGTGAAGATTACTTTTCATATCTTAAAATTTACCATGAATTAGAAATCGTAGCGGAAACTCCGTTAAGGATTAGTGCCTTTGAAGTTCTTAATGCCGTAAATGCATTCATTGCATTACCAAAGGGTGAGAAGCAGGATCATGAGTTTTTCAGGGCAATGCGGGAGGAAGTTGATAAAAAGGTTGGGGAATGTCAGTGCCTGGCTAAGCAGGATATTAATGCTTCTTAATAGCTTATTAAGTAAAAGGCAACAAATTATTTTGTAATATTTGAGTGGCCCGCCAATATTTTAATAAAAGTGTGTTCACACCATAAGAATGAATATGTCTTTTGATTGCTTTACCCCCTAAAAAAAGAGTGTCAGCTTCATTATAAGCTGACACTCTTTTATCATTGCGGCCTTGCCGGCCATTCAATATTGGGGGCTTGACCACTATCGATCCGACTTAGTGCCACCCGATATCGCTTCCATTCTGCCAGGCGGGCAATCTCCTCATCTGTCGCAATGCTGATATCAACGGCATCCTGAAGCGGCGCGATTGTCCGGTTTGCCTCATCCATTTCAGCAGCCAGCCTGCTGCTGGCAATCAGTTCCGCATTCTCTGCATCAGTTACCGGGGCAGTAAACACGCCGTCGCTGTACTGATAATTTACATCGGGCTGTTCGGGCAGAGCGGTGATATCCACCCATACCAGCGACGGGTGATAAAGTTTTTCAGGCTTCACATTCAGCACGACAATTTCCGCGACGCGCTGATTTTCAATACGTGCATACGTTTTCATCAGCTGAACTCCTCAATGTAGATCACCCCGTTTGAGCCATAGTTGCCAATGTAAGGCGTTGTCCGGATATTCCCGCCACCGCCTGCGCCGAAAGTAGCCTGAGCAACGGAAGTTAGGCCCTCCGCGCTACGCGGCCCGCCTCCCCAATAACTGACACCACCATCACCAGATCCGCCACGGTAAGGATTAGATGAGGCACTGACAACGCCCGGAGCATCGCTGCCATCTCCTCCCTGAATATTCAAATCGCCACCTACAGCCAGACCGCCGCCCCCACCGGCATCGCCGCCAGAGTTGCCGCCGTTACCGGCTGTCAGCTGACCGTTGAAAGTGCTGCTGGTTGAATATTTTGATTCATTACTGCCCTGACCTACAACGCCCGCATAGATTTTAGAATCATCAATGGCCAGGGTTGCAATCACCGTTCCGCCTGCACCACCACCGCCGCCCCGTGCGCGGAAATTTTCGCCCCAGCCCAAAAAGCCATAGCCGCGTCCGCCACCGCCGGTAATGATGATTCGGCCACGTTTAGTGCCGGGTGTAGGTTTGTAGCTGATCGCGCCCGGCGTGGTAAAAATCTGGCGGCCAATAAAACGACCTGAAAACTTTTCTGTTAAACCGAGGTTTTTGAGAAGCTCAGCAATCAGACCGGCGTCTTTGATTTCTGCCAGCGCATTCGCTGTCTGCAGGTACTGGTCATGCGGGTTTTCAGCCGCAAGATGATCCGCCAGTAACTTATCCGCGTACTGGCGAACCGTCAGGATACTGTCATCCACATACTTCCGCGTTGCCAGCACCACGGACGGGTCAATCTTCAGAGTGATGGCGTCGGTGCTGTTGATGATCAGAATCATGCGCACGGTCTGTGTGCGTCCGCTGCCCTCCTGCAGCGCGGGCTTGTAGGTTTCCGGCGTGTTACACACCGCAATCAGCGTACCATCCGCATCAAACAGCCCCATTTCCCGGATCCAGAATCCACCCTCCGTTTCAGGGATCACCTGCTCAGCAATCACCTGGCTGGCATTGGCCGCATCAATGCTCAGCGAATTGATAGCGGCGCGGCGCACCTCGTTAACCAGCTTCGTCTGGCTGGCGTTCGGCGTCGGCAGTGTGCCGCCTCCGTCGCCCACAGCCATCTGTGTGATGTTCAGTTTTGTGCCGAGCGCGGCAGCGTTGGCAATCTTCGCCGCGCCCAGGTTGGTTACGATCGCATAGTATTTTTGTGTCATGGTCCCACTTCCATCAGGTCAATAACGTGTACCG